TATAGTTAGCCGAGTCTTTCCTGCTACCTGCATTTAATGCTTTCTGAACATCAGGTGTAATCTGCTTCAAAGCAGGAGTCATAGCCTTGATAAACTTAGAAGCGGCGAAGGGTTCTAACGCACCTAGCGCAAGACCAGTACCAACGTCTGCCAGAGAAGCATTATAAGCTTCGTCCATATCCTCTGCTTTAAGACCAATATCACCAATGTTCATTAGCCCAGAGGTAAGCCCACCTGCAACTAATGCACCTGCTGTACCTGATGCACCTACTAGAGGAGCTACAGGGGCGGCTAGTAACGATGGCAAGCCTACACCAACTGTACCTACACCTCTAGCAACCTGATCTAGTAACCCTCTGAAGAAAACTCACCATCTTCATATAGCGGATGAGCAGTAACACTCTCCACATCACGCATGTTCTCGTTCTTGCCATCGACCATAGCTTGACCGAAAGCACTATCTGCAAAACCAAACGATTCAGCCAACGACTGACCGCCACGATATAATAGAGCCTGTCCTAAATCGACACCTGCTCCTACTTGATCACCTAATCCATCAGGTCTGCGTTCTACGCTCTGATCAAATTGTGCATCAGACATATCCCACAGAGCATCAAAGTCTATGGTTTCTGACATTATAGTTTTCCTTTGGCAAGTAGTTCCAGACCTTCTCGATACGTCTCTTCAGCTTTTGTCATTTCTGGTTTACCCCCTGAGCCAACCCAGTTATCTCCCATGTTGTCTGCAAGAAACGCTGTTAGTTTTGATCGATTAGCTTGGCTTCTACCTGCAAAGCTAGGATCAACAGAATTTATATAGGTTGCTAGGTTATTTATTTTCTTACCATCTTCAAAACCTGCGGCACTTAATTCGCTAGAAATGTTATCTACTTTATATCCTTGATTCCTTAGAGTGTCTACATTCTGAAGCTTCAACAACTCAAGAGCCATAAGCTTATCTTTGTATTCTTTATCTTGCTTGGCTTTGGCAACCGACTTCTTAGCACCAAGCCCTACCTGTAAGGCTTCACCTAAGTTTGCAAGAGTACCTTTACCACTAGATGAGTTGGCTAACATAGCCGCACCCATAGCCATCAAGTCTACTCTACTCTCAACGGCATCAAACCAGTTGGTTTTTCTCTCACCTGTACCGCCTTCAGCATCAATCTCAGCAGTAGTCATACCTTTATCTACAATAGGAGTAGAAACAACAGCTTCATCACCATCTAAGCCATAAGGGTCTTCGTCTTCAGGAGTAGGAGGAACGCTAACAACTTCTTCAGGTATGCCTCTAGACTCTTCCATTAATCTTAATTGGTTTTCTACCCCTGTATTAGTAAGACCTGCGTTTTCTATTCTACTTAAACTTTCTCTAGTAGCATCTAACGCACTGTCGGTAGGCTTTAGCCAGTCAGGTGTTTGCATATCTTGAAAGAACTTGACAGTGTTTCCAACAACGTCTGGCATACTAGGATTATTAGTTTCAGGGTTACTTTGTATCTGCGCTCTAAGCATATCAGCAGTCGGAGGTAAAGATGCATTAGCTACGTTATCTACACCTCTACCTAATAATGCAAAAGGACTGTTAGAGTTTAACAGAGTCTGTCTCATAGCTTCTCGTTGAGGATCACCAGAGACTCTAGCTTGGAAGTCTCTGTATGCTTGCATGATATCACTCATATTATCTTACTCCAGTATTCAGTAGCTGAGGTTGCTGTTGCTGTTGTTGCATTGCCGCAAGCTGTCTATCTATATATGATTGTAGAAGATCAGCTTCACGATTACGTCTAGGAAGTAGCTCTTCATTTGTCCATTCGTCAGGGTCACGTAACATAGAGATACCTTTAGTCATGTCACCTTTCATAATCTCACGCATGCTGTTAAAGCCTAAAGCACTATTACCATAGTTATGTACTAGCGAGACACCTACAGCTAACTGCTCTGGCGATAGGTCAATACCCTTAAACTTCTCTTTAACACTATTCGCTGTCTTGTCAATGTGTGACCTAGTAATACCCATTGCAACATCTGATGGTACATTAAAGTGACCTATCTCTCTCTCAACAGCTAAAGCATCTTCACCCTGCTTACCTACATAAGGTAGTAAAGACTCTTGCACATTACTAGGTAGTCCTAACTTCATAAAGCTTTTCAAATCCATCTGACCAATATCGATGCCGCCACCAAATGTTAAACCAGACTTGCCAATAGCTTTACCATCTCTCTTTGGAATGTATGTTCTAGCCTCAGAGCCTTCCATAGGAAAGCCCTCCTCTTGTATTATAAACTGATATAAAGCATCGTTATTAGTCATCATCTATCCTTTAGCTAATGCCCACTGACTTAGTTATAGGAGCTACTGTATCTGTCACACCCTTACCCATACCCAACCACTTACCTAATAAGTTACCACCTACAGAACCACCTGCCGCGCCTCCTAATGTACCTGCCATAGGCATTCCCGCTAATGTCAAACCTATGCCAAGTAATGCACCAAAAGGATCACTATCAGTTTTCTCTGTTGTTGTTGAACTTGCAGTCGAAGTAGCCTCCCCTGATTGGTATTGCTCTCTACCTAGAGGGTTTGAACCTAAGAAGTCATAGAACTGTGAAAGGTTAGCCATCTCAGCCATACGTGGAGCATCGAACTGCTGTATCTGATCCATCAACTCTGCTTGCTCTCTTGCACTTCTGTCCTGACCTATAGCAGACATCAGACCACCGCCTCTTTCAAGCTGACTAGAGAAAGCAGGAAGCTGACTTAACGCTCCCATTGCTGTTTGATAGCCTAATCCTTTATCCTGTAGCCCTAAACCTATATCTGCTTGTGCTAGTTTACGTTCTTGTAGGTTTAACTTCTGCTGTGCTAGTGCCGCATCTGCTATTGACTTCTGCGTAGCTCTGTTAATCTCACCACCTAATAAGCCTAAACCTTCACCAGTTTCACTACCTCCATACTGACCTGCCGCTGTACCTTTCTGGAACAACGGAACAGAACCTCGTTGGAATGCAACATTAGACTCATTTAAGATACTTGCTAGTTGATCTTGGAATGTCTTGTTAGTAGACAAGTCAGTAACACTAGAAGTATCATAAGTTTGAGAAGCATCTGCCGCGCCTAATAAATTACCAAGACCTATCTGACCCATACCAAGCAAGTCTGACACACCACCACCTGCACCATATAAGTCAAGTAGAGCTTGCTCACCCTGACCTACCATCACATCTTGGTCTGCTAGTCTAGAACCTTGATAGATACCTTCAGTGCCTTGATTGTAAATGTTAGAAGCTCCAGTAAGTGCTTCAAGAGACTCTCTCCGAAGGTCTTCGTTTAACTGTACTTGCTGACTTGAACTTTGCTCTTGCTCTTGATCACTTGTAGTAGTTGAACCACCACCGCCAAATATACCGCTCATTTAAAACTCCTTAATTATCATCACTCTGCTAGTAGTATAATCAGGTAAAAGCTTAACCCACCCCTTTCTACCTACTATCTCAACACCACCTAGCCCTTTGTCTTTCGCCCACTCTTCAACAGTTTCCATATAAAGATCAAGCCACTCTTTAATATCTTTACCACCACATAAATGTATAAGCAACCTTTCCTTAGCAGGGTATGTAACTTTCTGTGTAACTATAGCCCCTAGTACTTCTTCATCTCTATAGACCAACCACAACTGGCTATGTCCTTTCTGTATATTCTGTAGCACTGACTTCAAAGTAAACTCAGGAGACTTGTCAAGTACTTTAAGAAGATAGTCAATGATTACGTTCAGGTTCTTTTCTATTTCTGCAACGTCTTTTACTAAGCTTACTTTATACACCGTAGCACCTTACGTTTAAGGTTATTGAAGTTACACCTACATTAAATGTTGAAGGATACGTATTATTATTGTAAGGGTCTCTTAAGTTTATCCTAATAGATTTACTGGGAGTTGTTACAGTGCCTCCTTTTATTATATTAGCTGAAAGAGCGGCAGGGCTGGAATGCTCAATTGCCTCATATACTCCATCTAGTCCTACTTCATAGTTAGATTTTACATCATACACATTCACTGTCGGAGTAGCCTCATAATTAAGAGTTGCTACATACGTACATGGTTTAAGTATTTGTATAGTACTAGAAGAAACATCATAGGTTATAAGGCTACTATCAGTAGTATTGCCCGAAACCGCCCATAGAGGTTTTACGGTACTTCCATATCCTCCCTGAGTTATTCTATAGTAAGGTCTAACACTGTCCAACTTACGAGTAGTTCTTCCTAAGTTTAAAGTTAAACTAGCTTCTCCCAAGCAACCTGATCCTTCTTCTTTTTCTTCTTTTTCTTCTGTTGCATTGCTTATCTTTTGCAACTCGTTTTGCAAATATAAAGGAATAGATTCTACATCTTGCGGAGGAGGTAATGGTATATACTTACTCATTGTCTTCCCTCATAGCTATACTCAACAGAGTATCCAGTTAATGCCCAGATATTGCCAGTCTTTGACTCCATCTTAATCCCAATGTATCTACCACTTTCTCTAAAGGTAGCTTTGTAGTCTTCACCTATTACAAACTCTTGAGGCTGTGACCATGTAATACCACCGCCTTGTCTTTCCTCAGTACCTACGTAGATATTAACTGTACCTTCACCTTCAAAGTGTGGGTATATAGCATTGATATATTTATAACCTTTATCGTCTTCAAAGTCTAAACCAATACGTTCAACAAAAGGTTTATATGTTACACCATTAATACTAAGACCTGACTCACCTATAAAGAAACCAGAAGTATTATTGGCATCACCATGCTTGATATATAACAAGTCATTACGAGAGGGGTTATAAGACTCATCGCCCCAGAAAGAACCATCACTATCCCACGTATAAGGATCACTGTCCCAACCTTCAGGCTCACCTGTGGTTCTTTCAACATGTCCAATACTAATAAAGGATATCCTATTAATGTCACGTTGTGACCATGATTCTGACTCATAATTATAACTAATTACTTTATCTGACTCACCTGTTTCACTATCAACAGAAGGGTAATGAATTAATATTTCTCTATTCTTAGAGTCATGCACACATTTAACTTTGTCTGTATGGTCTGGATTAATCTGAGAGTACAAAGCCTTACGCATTTGATTGGTAATAATAGACTTCTTAGATGTACCATCATGAACGTAAACATCATCAACACCTACAACAAAATGCTTACCTGCAAACTCTGTAACGCAATCTTTAGCTAAGATTCCCGAACCGTCTGTAAATACTTTTCTAAACGAGAATACAAGACTACCTCCAATAAACTGCATAGCCCATACAGCATCATTCTTATAAATAAAGAACGTATCATTCAACGATTTTCCGTCTATAATCCTACCTTGTGTATCTGGTAAAATGTTATAGCCCGCCTGTACCGCAGGGTCTCCAGTGTCCCATGATGTAGGTACACCACCTAACGGAGCAGTGTCACTCCACTTAACCATTGTAGGAAAAGAGTTACTACTGCTGTTGTCATAAATATCTAAAGCAATTAAGAAGTTCTTAAAAGGACGTACAACACCGCAGATCTCACTAGAATCCCAACCTGTTAAAGACTCAAATTTACCTGAAGATGTATTATAAAACTGAGGAACGTCTTGATTATTGTTAAATATCAGCGCACCATTAAATAGTGTTGATGTCCAACCATCATTGTAGTCTCCAGTATAGTCTCCAGATGTTCTGGTAACCTCAGTATGACTACCATCAGCCCCTATACGATAGATATCGGTTTCGTTAGCATAGAACCAATAGTTAGAGTTAAAGTCCGTCCACGGTGTTGCAATTATTGGATTACCAACGACAGTTGTATTAGCTATTGGATTATCTCCCGAATCATACTGAGTACCATAAACTTCAGAATATCCTAAGGCTACATTAGTTCTAGCTTGTCTGAAAGTTATATTATTCCCTCCACTCCATATCTCATTAGGCATAGCATAAGGAGACAGATCAAGGTTAATTCCGCGAGGTCTTTTTATTTCTATCTTCTTATAAGCCATAATTAGCTATCTCTTTTCCAACGGTAAACAACAGTGTAAGGAGGCATGTTATCGTGAGCTTCACTACTACCTGTATTACTAATAGACCCAGTAAAGCCGTGAGTATGATTACCTACCGCAGATACACCACCAGTTAGGTCGTGACTATGAGACCCTGCATTCATGGTGTAAGTAGAGTCTCCTGCGGCGTTCCAGTCGCTGAGTTCATCTATCTCTCTACCCGCCACACCTGTTGCGTAGTACAGGCTATTATCAATAAGAATGTTTCCGTTTGCCGCCCCTTCTAAACGTAGATTAGTTCCGTGTTTGTGTTCACCTGCGCTACTAATTGCAAAGTCATCATCATGAGAATGCCCTCCCCCTTCCCCAAGACTAAAATTCAGAGGGTGGTTATGCTGTGGCATTTGTCCTTCTGTTAACGTAACAGTTTTAGAACCATCAGACAAACCCGCAGTTGCAAAATCAGTATCAGTAGAGTCTATACCTACTAGCATCTTACCTGAGGCAAAGACACTCCAACTAGTCCCTGCAAATAACGTATTAGGATTTGTACCTACTGTTGATTCATAAATAGAACCTACAGGGTATATAGTATTAATTACAGTGCTAACGATGTTATCAATTCCTGTAAGAGAATTAAGGTTAGAAGTACTAGCAGTACAGCCGTCTAACTTGTTTAACTCAGCCGCAGTTGCAGTAACAGCACCTGAGCTATTATCGCCAGATATCCCACTAAACTGATCTTTAATAGCTTTCTTAATATTACGAATGTGATCATCGCCCTGATTCTTATTATCAGTGCCTGTAGGGTTAGCGGTGTCTAGCTGATGTAGCCTAGCATTACCATCATTGTTTACAGTTTCAAGTCCCATGTTAGCCTCTTAGTTATTTTCTATACCTAGCTGTTTTCTTAGCTATCTTTCGTGGTTGTTTGCTGTGTTGCTTACCCTTCTTAGTATCTGCTTTCTTCTTTCGAGAGGTAGCGGCATATTCTTTCTTTGATAAAGCGGCTCTAGCTTTCTTAGGAAGGTAACGCTCACCTGTAGCTTTCTTTCCCTGAGTACTATTCTTACCTGACTTAGTACCCCACTTCTCCTTTGTCCACTTCTTTAAACTCTTTTGTGTTTTCTTGAGAGGCATTATCGATATCCTCCACCTTTAGCCTTATACTGTTTAGCAAGCATCTGTGCTTTACGTGCAGACCATTGACCTGCCTTGCCACCTTTAGTACCTGCCTTAATCTTGTTAAACAAGTTCTTACGCATAGTAGGCTTGGTGTAATTACCTGCCTTGTTAACTGTAGACTTCTTCTTGGTTGGCATGACTACTTACCTTTCTTCATCTTCTTTTTCTTCTTCTTAGGTGGTCTTCCTACTTTGCTTCCGTATGTACCTTTACCTTGTGGCATAGTCTTCTCCTACCATTTTGATTTATTTGCCCAATAAGCCGCTGACATCTTACCCTTAGATATATTCTTAGCGTGTCTGGCTTTGAATGATTTACGTCTTGCTTTCTCTGATGCAGTCTTAGGATTCTTACCCGCACCTTTAACACCTTGCTGACCATAGCGAATAGTCTTAACCTTATCACCTTCTTTAGCCACAACAACATGTGACTTCTTAGGATGGTTAGGCGTACGCTTAGGTTTGTTGTAACCAGAGACACCTGCTCTAGCTAGTCTTGGGTCTTTCTTCTTAGGCATGTTAACTCCTACTTCAATGGATTGGAAAGATATTCAAGACCTTCCCAAAGGTTATCTACTTCTGTATTTAGTTCCTTCAAGCTTTCACCTACATCACCTACATCTTTTGTAATGACTTCAGCTTTAGCCACAGTGCCTTTGATAGACTCTATGTCTTTAGATAGCTCAGAAACGTCTCCTTTCAATTCTAAGAGGTTCTTCTGCTGTACCACTAGGGTATCTAGGCTAGTCTTTAAAGTGGCTAATTTACCCTTTAATTGCCCTACATCGTTGTCTTCAAGTCTTTGCTCTATAAGCTGTACTTTCTCTACTGTTGCTTTAACAGCAGATGCTTTCTTCTCAACGATAGCTAAACGAGAATATAAGCTACTTGCAGTCCATACTGCTGAAGCTATTGTGGTTGCTAATGATAATACAACTGCTATATAAATACCTTTTAACTTAACACCGCCAATAGTCAACTCAGTTTCTGATAGCTTCATAGTTCGTTACATCCTTCGTTATACATAAAACATTTATAGCCCTGTGCTACAGGACTGGTTTGGAAAAACTCTGACTCACTACCTGCCGCTAATATATCAGCCTCTGTAATGTAAAGGTCTAAACCCATGTTATCATTACCATTAAGATATACAGCTGTGAGATTACGTGTAGTGTTATACCCCATTGCTACCCACTGTGCATTAGCATCATAGAATATATTAGTCTGCTCTGCTGTAGTGTTAGCGTTCTCAATACCCTGCTCTAAGAAAGCTACAGCTTCTTCTGAACCTGCTACAGCTAAGTAAGCACTAGCGTTGTTAGCGTGGGTCTCAATCTCATCTACAGATTGGTTATACGTGTCAACAGTTTCTTGTTCTACTTGCAACACTGAAGCACTCTCTGTTACAAACGTCTGTACCTCTGCTTCTTGTTGTGGAGTTACAGCTTCTTCTATTCTTTCGTTAACCTGCAACACTGTACTCATATCAACTACAGCTTCAGTGAAACGCCCTATTGCCTCGTCCATCAAGTCTAGCTCATCCATAGCTTTGTTTTCTAATACAGCTTTAACATCACCATACGGCTGATAGTTATTTACAAAGTTATCTAATGCTTGGTTATAAGCATCTACTTGTGCTTCGCTAATGTGAGCAGTGGTAGATAAAGTACCTGACGATAAAGCATCACCTTGATGTGCATACTCTGTAGCCGCCCCTACTAATGTAACACCTGTAGTAATCTGATTGACAATATCAGAAGAGGTGTTTAGTAGATCGTCTTTCTCACTTGCTTGTAGTGCGGAACTTAGCAATAATAGAGGTAGTAGTATCTTCTTCATCCGTGTCCTCTTCTCCTATGTTTAGTATTATGTTATACCACTCTTTAGTATCTTTGTTGTAATCAGGAATGTAAATCTCAGGCTGTCTTTTCATAGCCAACACTGCACGTTTACCTACAACCAACTTACCATTTAACAACAGAGGGCAAGGTGTACCTGACAAGAACATCGAACGCCATACTTCTGTTGCTTCACACATCCTAGCCACTGCCGCTACTTTCATTCCTAAGTCTGATAGTAACTTAGCATCTCTACGTCTATCACAGTTAGGGTCAACTTCATAAGTACCGCTAGAGAAGCCTACACCTACTGTCTGTAGTGAACCACCTGAACCTTTAAGGCAAGTGTCCATACCACTACTCATGTAACTAGGACTAATAGCAGAGCCTACTGGTATTTCGCTACTACTTCCTGCTCCATTATATGTATTACTTACCGAGTCATCTTGCGTAGTATTATTGCTATTCGTAGTCGAGTCTTCACCATGATAAGTGTTAAGACTACCCTCTTGCGCGTTGTCTCCAAGTGCTACCCAAGACAACATCATTAATAAACAAAATAACTTTCTCACTTCTTATGTACAATCTTTTGCACTGTTTCTGATTCATAGATACGAAGACCTAGCCAGACAATAGTAAATAAACTAGCAACAGGAGGCAACCAAGCCGCTAGTGACATCACACCTGTGGATGCCGCGAATACGTCTACAGCTTGTTTTGTTTCTTCTGTTACCATGTTGTTCTCCTAAGAATTATCGTGGTATTTCGTGTAATACGTTATAGTCAACTACGTCATCATATAGCTTCGTACCACGCAAAACTTGTTCAATAGTTTCATCGCTGACAGATGCCAAAGCTAATGCTTCTGCACCATCAATCGCTTCTTGTTTAGTAGCGTACTCTTGATGCTTAACAGTTTCCGTTCCACCAATAAGCGTATACCCAACTACATACATATTAAAGCTCCTCTACGTCTGTAAGTGTTACTGTTGTTCCTAAAACTTGCCCACTGTCGGCAGTTGTATACTCTTTCATTTGTAATTTATATGATAAAGCGGCATCGTCATAAGATGTTTTAAACTTAAATGAGTGTGGCTGTGCGCCACCAGAAACATATCTTTCATCTATCTCTTTAGTAACAGTTAAAGTTGCACCTGCGCTTTCAAAAGCATAAGGGCTGTAGTAGAAAGTATCGCCAGTATTAAAAGAAACCCCTGGATTATCGTAAGTCATTAGGTAAGTTCTATTGTTAACACTATCGTACTTCCATGCAGTAATTATACCTTCAGATGAACTACTATTACCTGTGATATTTATTCTGCCAAACTCAGTGAATAAGTGCGTATAGTCACCAGAAACATAATACCAAGCAAAATTAGTGTAACTATTATACTCAGGATTGTTTGTGTTTGCTCTTGTAGCTGTACCCATATTAGTAACTGTACCGCCACCTGTAGGTACAGTCATTTGCAACTGAAGATATAAATCATTTGTGTTAGAGCTTACATAGTACCATTTAATTGCGATATCTAGGTCTAAATATCTAGCACATTCTACAGGGGTTGCGGGATGCACTATATTGTCGTAAAGACCTACATGGCTATAAGCTGTTCCTAAAGAAAGTGGCTGATTATCTGCTCTAAGCTGTGTGTGCTTAACTCTATGATAAGGAATAGTATCTAATCTAGCACCATCTGTGGCTACGTCTCTGCCGTCTACTGTACCTGTAACTGCAATATTACCAGCTACATTTGTATGAGCATTAAGATTAATAGTCTTAGTGGTTGTTGGTGCTGTTGGAGCAATGTTGATTGTTGTCGTGCCACCATTAACATACCCAGTGCCTATATCAACTACTTTAGTGGAACTCCCTGAAGAGTTAATACCTGTACTGTAATTATCGTCAAACGAGCCAGTTTTACCACTCCCAATCTCGGCTTCGCGCGCTTCTACATGACCTGATGACGCATATATATTCCCAGTAGTTGTGCCAACATTTCCATTTGTAGTTCCAATACCTGAAGACGTAGATATTGTCCCTGCACCTGTAACAAATTTACCATTAAGGTCTAAATTACCGCCTAGCTGTGGCGTAGTGTCGTCAACTAAATCTTGCATAGCTGAGTTAGCGGTAGTAGTTGTAGTGGAGAGAATGCCATCTCTAGTTGCTATATCTACACCATCGACAGTGCCTGTTGCAGATATATTACCCTGAACGCTAATGCCTGTGTTGCTTGTAGCTAACTTTTCTATACCATTATAATATAAAGATGTTGCTCCACCAGATATTCCAAATAAATACTTAGAACTGCTTGTATCGGTTAGAAATAAATTCTCTCCTTGTATTAATAAAGAGCCTGTACCACCTTCTCTAATAGTACTACTATTCGTGGAAGAACTGTGTGAAATCTTTAAATCGTTTGAGCCACCAAATATTAATTCATCATCATCAGATATGGTCACACTACCAGTAAACGTAGCACCCGATAGGTCTGCTTTTCCTGTAATGTCTTGGTGTGTTGTTAAATAATTCGCATCTGCATGATTTCCCCAACCGTAAGCTGAGTTAGCAGTTGTAGTCGTAGAAGTTAGAACAGCATCTCTAGTTGCTATATCTACACCATCGACTGTGCCACCAACAACAATGTTACCACCTGCTGTAATGTTGCCGCCTGTTGCTTCTATATTTCCACTGGTCGTGACTATTGCACCAGTTACAGTAGAAAATGTTCCAGTGCTAGCGGTGATACTACCTATATTAGTAATCGAATTGGAATTACCGTTTAACTGCCCGCCCAGATGTGGTGTAGTATCTTCAACAAGATTCTGTAACGCTGAATCAGCAGTAGAGCCTTGTGTGGCTGTAGCATAGTCAGAAGAATCAAAAGCCTTAACCTGTGCTAAGTTAGTTACTTCTGAATCCATTAACGCACCTGCGTTAGCCACATTGGTAGCAGTCAAATGCTGTGTGACACTGCTTTCTGTAATGTTAGCATCTGGTACGTTAGCCCAAGTTACAGTTGTTTCTAGGTCGTTAACCTCTGCTGTTAAGTAACCCACAGCATCATGGTCTCCCCAACTATAGGCATCATTCCAGTTAGAAATCTTGGTCGCATCTTCAGTCCACTTAGTAGCAATGCTGTTAGTCACTGTGGTAGAGAAGTTAGCATCATCGCCTAATGCAGATGCTAGTTCGTTTAGGGTATCTAGGGTAGCAGGTGCAGAATCTACAAGACCGCTTACTGCTGTGTCTACATAGGTTTCAGTTGCGTAGGTGCTAGAGTCTACAGAGTAGCCGCCAGAGCCATCTGTAGTCATTATCCCTGCGGTAGTGAAGTCACCATCAACAACTACGTCAGCATGACTAGTCTCTGCTGATGCCACCTGAGTAGCAAAGCTCGCAGTTGTAGCTAGGTTGTTGCTATCGCCAATGAAGATGTTGCCATCATTTAGGTTAGGTGTAGCGTTAGTACGCCCTGCGCCCATTACTTTAATGTTTCCGCTAGTATGCGCCCTAACTACTTTGGCAATCTTCTGGACTAGGTTGCCCTCGCCTGATGGTGCAGTAGCAGTTAATTGCCCTGCTGTTGTGGATACATATAACTCATCGCCATCAGTGTAGCTACTTGTATCGATAGACTTCAAAGTTCCAAAGGTTACAACATCTACATTTACGCCAACTGGGTCTGCGGCAACAATACCGAATGCGGGCATTTTAGAGCTATCGCTTGCATCAGCTAAACCTACTACTGTTTTTCCTCCTGAATAACCAGAGACATATACGACATCGCCTTTTGTTAAAGTAGCACCACTCGCTACTGCGCCTTTGAAATGTACTGCGCCCTCTATATCGCCTTTAAATAACTCTGCTTCTGCGCTTCCGCTAACTGTTAGCTCTCCACCTACTGTAGCATCACCGCTTACTACGCTGTTACCTGTTACATCTAAGGCTTCACTAGGGTTATTATTATTTATTCCGACATAACCTGTATCATCAATACGCATTTTCTCATCTGAACCAATCATCCACCTATGGTCAGAAGCTCTAGTTAAAATAGTACCGTATGTTGAAGTATCGGGATTATAAGAATATACAAAAGTACCGTTTTGAACAAAAGTATCTTGAGTAACTCTATACTCTGAGTTATCCTTATGAATAGTCAAATGTGAATGAGGTGTTGATATGCCTATACCTATATTAGGTGCGCTAATATCGCCAGTGAACATAGCACCTGATAAGTCTGCTTTACCTGTGATGTCTTGATGCGTAGTTAGGTATCTACCATCGAGGTCTGTAGTAACTGTACCACTGTTAGCTTTAGTAAGTGTTAATGTACCATCGGCAGTATCAAAAGATGCTGATGTAACTTCTAAGTTCTGTGCTGTAGTAGCAGAGTTACTTGCCGCTAATGCTGATGCCGCGGCTTCGGTGGCTGAATCTTCTGCATCGTCTGCATCAGCACTAGCACTAGTTGCTGAAGCACTGGCCGAAGATTGAGAAGCCAAAGCCGCCACTTCAGAATCACTAGCGTTACTGGCTGAAGTACTAGCATTACTCTCTGAAGTACTAGCGTTATTCTCTGAAACTAAAGCCGCCGCCGCAGATGCCGCCGCTTCAGATGCTGACGTTGCCGCTTCGGTTGCTGACTGCTCTGCCGCATCCGCAGAAGCCTCCGCACTGTTTTGATGCGTATCAGAAGAATCAGCGTAATCTTTATAGAAACCTGTCATTGTTTACCCTTGTGGAAGTACGCCAATGGTTGACCCTGAGAACTCAGCTTTCATTGCCATAGCTTCTAGTTCTGATGCAGAGCCTCTAAACTTAGACTCAAACAGTTGAGCCTCTTCTGTGTTCTTTGTGTATAGTGCTAGTTCAGCTAATGCACCATAGAGTAAAAGGTCTGTACCTTGTTCAACAAACCAATTGGTATCTGTGTCGTTAACTAGGTTATCTGCTACAATATAATAATACAACTTAACACTAGTTACTTCAGTGTTAAGAGGTGCTATAAGGAATCTGTTCTGTTGTCTAGCGAAGTACTTAGGGATACCTACATCTGTCTGCATACCTACTACAGTTGGTAGAGCCTTACGCTCAAGATCATAAGTACGACCTGCATAATCAACAGACACTGCCTTAGCTTCTAAATAATCTTCAGGTAAAGCTATTGCACCTTCAGAGTTTATAGTTAGGTTATTGTTATATCCTTCAAGTACAGGAATACGCAAGACACGATTAGCTCGATCTTGCGCTAGGTTGATAAATGAATTATATACTGAATCGGGAATGTCTTTACGGTTAGCCCAGTCTTTAACTAAAGCTCTGAGTTCACCTAGATTATTAACTGCCATTATATACGTCCGTGATCTGTTCTAAGTTTTAAGTAGTCTTTGTTTCTAAGACGTACCATCATTTTGGCTTTTAAGTCAGGGTCGTGGAATAATTCCATCATAGTGCAGTTCCATTCTTTGCACCACATGTTAATTATATTAAGAGGGATTGAAGCTACCTTACGTCCCCATGTATCACCATCGGTTTTACGATTAAGGTTGTTGTTTGCTTCTAATTGATTCTGTGCGAATATATCAGTGTAGTCTTGTGTAGTACCGATACTGATAGTGTCATCATTGTTTTGAATGATATGGGTTTTAACGTCAGACATGGATACTCCTATAAATAAGAAAGCCGAGCTACCCCGAAGGATAGCCCGACAATATAGACTAGCTATTAAGCAGTAGTCAGATCGCGAATTGCGCCTGAAGCCGCTTCGTTCTTAGAGCATAGAGTGTACTCAACCAATAGTTGCTTAGACTCAAAGTCACCTGTTACAGCTAGGTCTTTAGTCTGGAAGTCACGGTAAGTATCAACAGACCACATATCAGGCTGAAGAACTAACAACGTGTCAGTAAGCATTAAGCGGTTAGGTACAACATTTAACTCACCATAGTCAGAAACATAAACATCAACAGCGTTGATGAACTTCTTAGCTTCAGCATCAGTAAACTTACGAGATGTAGCTGTGTTGCCAGTGAAGCCAGTAATCTTTGACTTCTGGAAAGCACCACACATAATCATCGATGGGTTACCACCTGATTGCCAAACATCTTCAATTACTCCGTTTAGAAGAGTGTCAGTAAGAACACGCTCATCACCTGAAGTAGCGATATCAGTACCGTCACCTGTAGGAGCGGCTCCCGCTGTAGCACCTACAGAACAGTTAGTACCGATCCAAGAAGTAACAGAGCCAAGCTCACGAGCAGTACCACCTGCCGCACCTGCGACTTGTGCTTTGTCAGTACCTACTAGAGTCTTCTCCATGTCACGCTTGAGTTCCATACCTTTCTTGGCCAACTGGTATGCCATTTGACTAGCACGACCTGCGGCATCAGCGGCTTCGTTAGAACCAGTTACGCTTACAGTTTTAGAAGCAATCTGAGTGTAGTTACCAACGCGAGTAGTAGCAACACTTTCTGCGGCAGGAGCGGCAACGCCTTCAGCTACCTTGTTATCAGCCGCGGCAGTTAGATCATCAGTTTGCCATTCGTGATAAGTACCTGCTGAAGAGCCTTTACCTACGTTAGACATGAAAGGAGTGTCAGTTGGTGCGATGTTGTAAATGATATCTGCTAAGTCTTCGCGGATACCTGTAGTTCCATAAGTTTCAAAAGTTGGATTAGCCATTATAATATTCCTTTAAATAAGATTAAGAAGACAGTGATAGAAGGGCTTGTGCCGCATCATTCACTGAACCAGAGCGTTTTAGCTTTTGTCGTTGTTCCTTAACGGCT